TTAGCTAGGTTATCGTCTAACATCTTTTGCCAAGCTTCCGCTCGTTCTTTTCTTTGGTCGGCAAAGCCATCATCAAAACCTAGCATAAGGTCTGATTCTTTAACCTTCTTTTGCTTAGTAACATCAATTTGAGAGGCTTCTTTTTTCTTACCCGCAAGTTGAGCTGTCTTTGAGATTTTCTTGTCCAAATCATCTAGTTCTTTTTGGCTTAAATAATCCATTTCCTCAAGTTTTGAGATTTGAGCATCTGTTAGCCAAGTGATTTGTCTATTTAAGGCAATTTGCTTAAGCCTAGACTCTTGAACCATTTTGCCTATTTGCTTTTCGCTTACTCCTAGCTCTTCCGCAAGTTCCTTGACCTTCTTATAGCCTTTTTCCCTCTTAATAGCTAAACTTTGAGTAATGTTAGCGCCTAACTCTTCTTGTACTGACAGCTTTTGCAGGAAAGCGATAGTCTGCTTTAGTTGAGCGTGTTTCTCTTTGTTCATTAGCTCGTTTAGGTTTTGATTTGCTTCTAAAGTCTCATTTGTCACTTGTAAAAAAGTATTCATTCTACTGATAGCCACCTTTAGGAAATTCGTATCACCTAAATTAACCATCATTTGCTTGGCAAGGTCTTTCATTGTTGAGATTTGACCTGTTGTAGTTTGGCTTAATAACTCCATACCGCCCCTAGTTTTGTCTAGTTCGGCTTGTAGTATTGTCCAAGCTTCCTTGCCTCTTGCCTGTTTGGTAAGCTCTTCAATCTTGTTTCTTGTTTCGCCTGTGACTAAACCTAACTCTTGAAGCCTTGCCATAGACTCCCCAATAGGTCTATTAGACTGCAAACCACTATAAGCCCTACCAATATGAACCGCAAGATTTTCAAAACTCTCTCCGCTTATAGCTGCGGCATCGCCTACCATACGCAGACCTTCGCCTGTTGCTAATGCATTGCCACCAAGCGTTTGTAATACCTTTGACGAGTTAGCTACCTCATCTAATTGGAAAGGTGTCTTTGATGCGAACTCTCTTAATTCCTTAACCCTAGCTTTCGCTTTATCTGCACCACCTAGTAGAGTATTAAATTTAACTTCTAGGTTTTCTACTTGCGTTGAAGCGTCAAAAAAGGCTTTAGCTAAACCACCTACGCCAACCATAGCACCTAAAGAGCCTAAACCTTTCCTTAGATTTGATACACCACTACTCGCTCTGTTCGTGCTTTCGTTAATATCGTCAAAAGCTCTTGTGGTATCATTGCCTGTTTTTTTAGCATTAGAACTTATTGCTTTTAATTGCTTACTAATATCATCAATAAGTTTTGCTTTTACAACTATATCAGCCATCTAACTAAACCCTTCATTGTTTGAGTTCGTCTCAAAGTAATTACAAAAATGTTCGTATAAACTTAGTGCTTCTGAGTATCTGCTAGATTGACTTAAAAAAGGCTCTGCTACATTATATTTTTTTGAATAAATATGCTCCTCAAACCAATCTCTAACATTATGCGGAATAAAGTTTGAGAGTGATTCGTAGTAACAAAAAACCTCTTCTTCTGTTTCATCTACCCAAGCGGGAACGAGTGCGGATAGGTCACTATCAATAGAGATTTCTCTATCAATCACAGGGGCTTTCCCCGTATGCACTCCCGCCATTAGCCTAAACCCAAAACCTCGCTATCAGTTAATAAAGAAATATCATTAATTTCCTTAGTAAGTTCACCAATAACCGAATTGGGGATTAAGTTAAAAAGCTCTGCATCTAAGTAGCCTTCTGCATCTTTTTCAAAAAGAATACTCTCACCCTCTCTTGTCTTGAAATTATCCCAATTGACGATAGACTTTCTTAATACTTCCCTTAGTTCGTACTCGTCTGTGTCATCGTAGCTTCTAGCTTCTTCTAGCGTATCAACCTTCATCGTCACTCTGTAGATTTCTTCGTTAGTGATAATTCTTAAAAGCCTTGACCACTCACGCTTCAAAGCATTATTTAAAGGTTTTAAAACAAAAGTCGCCTGATACTCTTTAGGGAACTTCTCATAGAATTTAGGCTTAAACTTATGCTTAGCATCAAGACCTAAAGGCAAGAGATTTAAAAAGTTTTCTTTTTTAGAGTTTTTACGAACTATTTTCTTTTCCATTTATTTGCCCTTTATAGAAAATATGATTTTATAAAAAATAGGAGGGCGAACCCTCCTTAGTTGTTTAAGCGGTTGCGCCTTGCAAGATTTGCCAAGTTGATTCGTTTGCTAGTGATCCGTTTGCACCACTATTACGATTCAATTTAAGCGTCAATTCATAACCTACTCGTCCGTTAATATCGGTTTTTGAGTAGCTAGTCACCTGAGCAACTGGAATAGTCAAGGTAAACACTCCAAAGGTTAAAACCACTTCCGCTTCTGTGTTATTTTTAATCACATCGTAAGGATTATAACTTGATGCAGTTGGTGACACCATTGTAAGAGTCATAGTAGGAACTCTATTAACGATAGTTGCGTACTTAATGCCTGTTGCTTCACTTGGGCATAATAAGTATTCAATAGAGTTACCTGCATTAAAAGAGAAGCTCTGAACACAGAAAGAAGTACCGCCAATAGTTGCATCACCATTTTGGAAATTAGCACCCACAGAAGTATCAGGAGAAGTCAAAACAGGGATTGAACCGTTTGGAATATCCGCAAGAGAAGTAAATGCGCCTTTCCACTCGTAATTAATCATTACAGGAGAGCCCACACCTTCGGCGCTCATTGTAAAGTTACCCATAACGCCTTTTGCGCTATCTTGTAAGCCTACTGGAGTTCCATCGTCTGAAACATCAACTACCGCAAAAGTAGAAGTCTGAGCGTCACCACTTTGCAAAGGTTCAAAAGAGTAACCTGTGCCCACATAAGAAGTACCTACCGCTCCACAAGATTCTAAGCATTTGCCCCAAGCGGGTGCAGTCGCTAGTGTTGAGCCTTGAGCCATTTTAGTATTTGAAGTGAAAGTTGCGCCTCGTGTTCCACTAATAGCAGTGTCACCACCATAGTCACCTGTGACAAATTTGCTCTCTGCGTCACCATTGGCAATATCAGGTGTGAACTCAACTGAGCGCATTCTTACATTAAAGTCCGCATCGGCAAGAGTCTCCGCAGTTCCCGCAGTTGATTCTCGCTTCATTACCATTATTCTCTTAGCAATATTAAAAGCCATTTTTTTCTCCTTTAACAAGCAATCAAGGTTGGGTCTTGTCTGTCTTGCGTGTATTGTAGTCTAAATTTAAAAATTCTTTTTTCAGGAATATAGAGAGAGTTACTTGTAAAATACTCTGTTTCATATCCCATATACATAAAGCTAGTAGCACCTACTTGACCTAATGCGCTTCCCTGTTGTCCGCTATCAGCAAAGAGCTTTTTTAAGTCATCTTCTGCTAGGTCTAGCTCGTCCTCTCCACTTCTCTGTGGGTCTAGTGCGCTATCAGTCTGCTTACAATGTACAATAAGCTCAACGATAGCCATATTGTCATAAGCACCAAAGTTGGTCTGTCCATCTTCAAAATCTAAATTCTCTTCCGTTGGTATTCTTACATAAAAATTAGGGAAAGAAGTCAAGGCAAGGTCACGATTAAAAGAACTATTGCCCCAATCAAAGTTATAGCCACCTACTTGAGTCATTCCCTTAACCGCAGTCTCAATCGCATTTCTTATATCGGTTTTAATTGGCATTTTTAACCTCTATATAACCTAAAAGAAGTTGCAGTCCTGTCGCTTACATCTTCTACACTTGCGGTAATCATCTCGTAAGTAAGCATATCAGCCATCTCTTTAGCTTTGACTTTGTAATCTTCCATTTTTTGCTTGTACTTGTCAGACTCAAAAGCCTCAATATTATTCACATAGCTAGCGTCCTGGAATAACTCAATATAGAGCTTTGCAAGTCCGTATTCCTTGAGTTCTATTACCATTGGAGTATTGATATTAGCAGAGTCTAAAACGCCCTTAGACTGAGCAAGAGAGACTATATAGGCGTCACCTTTAGCTAGATAGGTGTCTATATCCGTATTAGTGTCTGCTATGAAAGGAATCGCCACCTTGTCTGTTATATCTGCTTGAACTAAAAAAGCCATTTTTAAAATTCCTTGTTTGCTTTGTTAATGGCTTCTTGCCACTCTTGAGCTAGTTTCTTTACATTATTTGCAAAAGCTCTTTTCACCCACTTATCGCCTTTAAGGTGCTTTGTTCCATCGTGTTGAAACTTGCCGTACTTCGTGCCTTGTGGGTGCTTTTCATCTAGCAACTTTAGGGAAAGCTCTACGCCTTTTCCCTTGCTAGACTCATAAAAATACTTGATTGAGCTTACTAGGTTGCCTGTTCTTGTGGTCCATTTGGGGTGATTACTCTTAGCGTCTCTCTCCATCTCTGAACCTACTCGCTTGTTAGCAACTCTTAAATAATCATACACCTTAGTAGGGTGATTTTTAAGAGCCTTCTCAAAGTCATTTAGATTCAGTTTAAATTCAAGAGCCATAGAGAAAAACAGAGACCTAAGCCTCTGCCTCCAGTTGAGCCAATTTTGCTTTAAGTTTCTTCAAGCTCAAGCGCCTATCTACATCAATCCCAAAGCGTTCTTTAATCTCTGCTTCAATCAATTGCTTTTCATCAGGCTCTTCGGTCTTGACCTCTTCTTTAGCCTCAACCTCATAATCGGCTTTAATCTGACCTTCACCCGCAAAGTGCTTATCATAAAACTCAATAATATATTTATCGTCAGTTTCAAAAACACCATTTTCAAACTTAAACAAAATACATTCTTTAGCAGGATCCCAAATTCTTGAATTATCGCCCGCTCTTAAACTTTTTAAAATTGCCATAATATTTTCCCTTTTTAAAATTAGGGGCATTTCACCCCTTTAGTTTTTATGATTCCATATAGCCTTTAGCTTCTAGGTCTGCTTTCAATGCTTCAAACTTTGCAGTTAGAGAAGCGATAGCATTTGCAGTCGCACCATCAGAAATGACCGCAATAGTATCGGACGCAGTACCGCCCGAATTATCAGTTAAAGAAGTGATCGCACCTAAGCGCAAATTTGGGTCAATAAATTCATTAGCAATAGCCATTTTTTTATTCTCCTAAAAGAAGGGGGCTATTAACCCCCTAAGATTTATGCTAGGTTAGTGATTTTACCATGCTTAGCTTCGTAGCCATAATCCAAGCCCATTTGACCATAGATTGAGTATGGATCGGAAGCGCCTGTTTTAGCTAGTTGCTCAACGATAAGAGCTTGACCACGAACAGGTAAAACCGCAAGTGAACATACGCTCATATCTGCAATGATAACCTCTGTTTGAGCTACCGCAGGGGCGTAAACTACATTCAAGTTACCAAAGTCAGTAGCGATAACTTCAACATTCACACCACCAACGGAGTTAGAGCGCTCTTGTAAGCCGAAGATTGAAGAAAGCTCTTGCTTTTTGCTTGAGTTCACTAAAACTAC